CAAATCACGGTGTACTCAGGGCATCTCATTAAGCAGATGCTTGGGGACGAACATGATAGGCTATTGTCGGTGACGAGTTTGTGGCTCGCGCAGTACACGACCGGCACGCCGAGCTGGCCGAAGGGAACATGGGATACGTACTCGCTGTGGCAATACACCGATAAGGGCAAGTGCCCCGGCGTCAGCGGCAACGTGGACTCTAATCAATTCAACGGGAGTAAGGAGAACTGTGTAGCATGGTTCGGGCCGCCCGACACTGTGATTGTCGAGCCTCCACGTCAAGTAGTCACCGTGAATATTCAAGCACCGGAGGGGATCGATGTCCTAGTGAGTGTGAATGGAGAAGAGAGATGAAACAGGTAGCTTACGCATTAGTCCTTGTCACGGGGCTCGGTGGATGTCAGTCGGTTGATACCGTGCTCAACGCCAGCGTACCGAATGTGGTAACTCAAGCCCGCGTCTATCAGGCCCATCAGGCGTACAACTCGGCCGCGGTGTTCTTCGCTAATTACACGAGCGTTAGGGTTGGCGACTCGTATGTGGCGCGGCCACTGTGCCTCAAAGGCCAATCATACTATCGCAATGGTTGCGCGGTGCGATCAGTCGTACTTCAGATTCAGAACGTTAATCGCAGGGCTCGCATTACCTTGGCGCAGTTGGATCAGTTCGAGGCGACGCATCGAGGTCAAGCTACGTTTGAAGGCGTGGCTCTGCTTCAGGCCGCGGCTGAGATTGTGAATGCTGCTAAGCTCGTAGCTGCTGAGATTCAGTGACGATCGCTACGATTCCGTAGCAATATCAAGGAGTTGACCATGGGTATCCTGGATACTATACTCGCTCTGGTAGAGGCCGGCGTCGAGGTCGGGCCGTACTTGAAGAAGCTCTATGAGAGTTTCACCAACAACACCGTGCCGTCGCCGGCTGAGATCGATGATCTCCGCGCGATGGAAGCAAAGTTGGACGCGCGGATTGAAGTTGTGGTTCCTCCAGAAGATGATAAGTGGGCGTGATGGGGATAGAACAGCAAGTCCAACAGGACCAACAGGCTCAACTTGCTGGTCCGACGTTGACGTGGCCGCCGGATCAGAAGTGGTTCGCGGGCGCGATCATGGGCGCGGTCAGTTGGGCGATGGTCTACGCCACCGACAAGTTTGGATGGACCATTCCCGCGGAGATTCAAAGCGCGCTGCCTTGGGTAGTCTCACTGGCTGCGTTCTACTTGATACCGCCGTCCGTGTACGACGTGGTGAAGCGCGTCAATAATACAATCGTGGCGGCGGCTGCGAGGGATATGAGCAATAGCACGAGGGCAGTAATAATTCCAAAAACGGCGCCGACTGGCACTGAAGCGGTAGTTCAAGCCGCCGTTAATAAGGAAGTTAGTGGGAAGGTGTGAGGAGTACAGTGGCAACGTCGCGTATACCGTCGGATCAACCGGCTGCTGAGAGACTTGCTCACATTGAGGGGAGCCTTGACCCCACGTTACTAACGGTCGAATCACTGAGAAGGGAGATTGAATGGGTTCGGCAAGAATCGGCGTGGATTAAGGATACTCTTCATAATGAGTTCGTGGGAATGCAGCGGGCGGTGGACCTACTTCAGTCCAACGCTGATAAGAGCCCTACGATAGGCGAGTTGCATTCTAAGCACGAACAGATGTTCAGGAACATTGAGGTGCAGTTCGCCGAGCGCGACACGAGGACGGAACAGACGGCGAAGGACTCGAAGGTCGCGGTGGATGCAGCCTTGCAAGCTGCAAAGGAAGCGGTCGGTGAGCAAAACAAATCCTCAGCCGCTGCCATTCAAAAGTCCGAGGCGTCCACCACCAAGCAAATCGACGGTATCATTTCGCTGATCCAAGCGAACGGCCAGGGCGTGACGGATAAGATCGACGACATTAAATCGCGCCTGACAATCATTGAGGGCAAGGCCCTCGGCGGCTCCGATAACATGGCGGGGATCATATCCATCGTTTCTGGAATCGCCGCGTTGATGGCGATAGTGGTGGCGATAATCGCAATCTTCAAGTGAGTGAGTAAGGGGTGAGCGGAATGCCCCTAAGTGCCTGCGGAATGGGGGACGATGATATGCGTTTCGACCCGGTTATGAACTGGGGCCATATCCTCACGGCCACAGTGTTCTTTTTCACGAGCATCATTAGCGTGTTCGCGGCTTACTCGACGGTGCAGCGCACGACGGACATGCAGGGCATCAGGATTGACCGGCTTGAACAGGCGACGATTGGAGTGCAGCTTGCGCAAGGTAAGTTGTATGACGCGCTAGCAACTATTAGGGAAGACGTGGCGACGATTAGGACGCGGCAGCTTCAGAGGCCACCGCCTCCCTTCGCTAAGGAGTAGAGCTTTCCTTCGGCACGGGGCGGTAGAGTTCGCTGCCGCCCTGATCGAGTTGGTTCATTGACGTAATCATTCCCGCCGCCACTAAGTTCTCAAAGACCTTCATCACTGAGTAGTTCGGCACCTTGCTACTCAGCCACTTAATGATGAGGCGCTTGCTCACGCCCTTGCCATTGAGCTTGATGAAGGCGCCGGCTATCCAATGCTGAGCCTCCTCCATCACCGCGCCGTCGCCACCTGTGGTCATGGCTGCGAAGATGTGTTCCATGTGGAACTCGGCCTCCACCATCCAATTAATAGCAAGGTCCAAGTCCCCTAGCTCGATCGTGAGGTCGTCCCGCGATTGGGCCGCCGCGATCATGCATAGCTTGAGCAAGTTGTGAGTGCGGCGTGTGTTGTAGTGGGCGAAGCGCGGGTGCTTAGGGGCGTCGGCGTCACCAGCAAGGACCCATTTGTTCAGCGCGTGCATTACTTCGAGGGTGGGGCGGTATTGGCCGAACATGCCGCCGATGCGCTTGAGGTCGGCCAGCATGTCATCGTAGCCCGCGAGGTTATGAGCCGGCATGCCGCCGTTGAGGAACTCATCACCAAAGAGGGGCTTAATGATCTTCTCGGAATTGAAGATCGGTATCACCCGCGCCATGAAGCCCTTGTCCCAAGCGCCATTAGGTAAGAATGATTGGAGCTGGCCGGGGGTCGTGGCGACCAGCATATTCACTTGCGGATTTTTAATCAGTATTCCTTCCTTGCCGTGCTTGCGAAGTTTCTGATCGAAGACCTCACCGCAATCCCACAGGTCCGTCAAGTTCGGCATCATGGTTTGGTCATAGGCAGGCAACAGGACTTCGAGTTCGTGCGAGCATACCGCGAGGGAATGGAACTCGATGTAAGGTTCAACCGGGTTCAACGGTTGCAACACATGAACTTTGGCCTCGGCGAGTTGATCGATGAGGCTGGCGCCGCTTACGTTGGATGGGCAGACGTGCATCTTAATGTCGCCGCCGTCGATCGCGCGTCAGAAGCCGACGACCACACCAGTGAGGGCCGTCTTGCCTATGCCAGGCGGCGTCACCAAGAACGTATATAAGTTCGGGTACGCCGGGCGCATGGACCATGAGTTCCAGGTCCACACGCGCCGTTGCAATACCGCGGCCACGCACGCAATGCCAGCCCACCGCCGCAGGATTAGTGGCGATGGGAAGTTCTCGGTCGCGGTTTCAAATGACGATATCCAAGATGCTAGCCGGCGACTTGCGAGCACTGGCGGCGGTGCGTTTACGTTCATCGGCCCCCCTCCACTTTCTGAGTCCATCGGGGTTGGCCTCCGACCACGACGCGAAATTCCATCCGCTCTTTACGTCGCATGGAATCACTAACGTCCTCCCGTTACGTAGTGGCACATAGACTAGGATGCGATCGGTTAAGGCATGAAGCACTGCGGCTTCATCCTCCTCGGGATACTGGATTAGGATGGCGTCGTGGACTTGCATGAGGAGTTGGCACAGATTGGTTTCCCAAACCTGCCTCATTCCAATGTTCAATATGTCGCCGACGCTGCCTTGCGGATCGAAGGCTATGGCCTCACGCACGGTGGTGGGGTCGTCGCGCCGGCCGAAGAACCAACGCTTGCGGCCCATGAGATTGATCATGTAGCCATCCTGACGGACTTGGTTTGCTACGTGGGCGTGCCACCGTTGGTGCGCGGGGAAGGCTTTGAAGTAGGCTGATTGGAATTGTTCGATTGCGGGGATAGGGATTTTGGTATGCTGATGCATCGTGAACGGCTGACCATTATAGTTTGTGCCGTGCCCAAGCACCTTTGCCATATGGCGATATGAATGTTGGCGGTAGAAAGGAAGTTCGGCAACGAGTTTATCGGCGAGTTTATCGCCAGTCCAACTGAGAGTAGGCCACGCAAGTCGAGCCACTGCGGTGTGAAGATCACCAGATTCGCAGGCATCTAGGTAGGTCCCGTCGCCAAAGAGGTTCCATTCAATCGCGCCAACGAGCCGCGACTCAGCTTGCTCTAGGTCTATATACGCAAGCTTGAAGCCAGGGTCGGCGATGAAAATACGACGAAGTCGTTCTTCCCAGTTTTGGAAATTACCACCGGTTCCGAGAATGGAGGAGGAAGAAGAAAAACGGCCAGTGTTTGTCCCCGCAATGTTGTATGAGGTTCGCATCCTATTGTCTGAATCAACCTCAGTTCGTAATGTCGAAATCTTTTTCGCGATGTCACGCAGCGCAAGGATGTGACTGACAATTGGTTTGGCCAAGAAGTAGGCCGTGAGCTTTTCGAGCGCGTTGCGATCGACGGTCGGGCCATAGTCGGAACCTCTGCGTTTGGTTATGGTGGGGAGGCCGAGGACTTCATAGAATAGTTTCTTGAGTTGCGCGGGCGAGTTCCAGTTGCAGGGGTAACCAACGCCCTCGACGAGGATGCGGTTGAGGGCGCGCTCGATGCGGCGCAGGTCCGCGAAGTACGTAGTGAGAACCTTGGTGCGTTCGTCAATGTCGATGCGCACGCCACGCATGGACATATCGAGGACGGGACCCTGGAGGGATTTGCTGTGTTCGTAGGTGGCGCGGGTGGCATTGTCGAGTTGGGGGTCAAGGACCTCGAAGACCTCCATCGTGACCATGCAGTCGAGGCCGTTGTAGATGTGAAGTTTCTCAGTGCTGCTGGCGGGCATGTTCGAGGGCGTGAGTAGGTGCGTTTGAATCGCTCGCATTGGCGACGGTCCTCAAGTGATTGCGGATGAGTTGCTGAAGGTACTGGGATTTGTGGATGTTGGCGGCGGCGGCGAGGTCGGAGATTTGCTGGCTCTCGGCGACGGAAAGTTTGATTTTGTTTTCGAGGATTGGCGGGCGCTGGCGGCGGTGGAGGGTGAGGCCGAGGCGTTCCATGCGGCCGTAGACTGAACGGATGTCGCGGTTAAGATTGATCGCGATTTGCTTGGGGCAGATGCGGTCGGCGATCGAAGCTTTGAGGACGCGGTCCTCTGGAATAGTCCACTTGTGCCATGTAGACATTAGCGTGCTCCGTAGCATGAGTGAAGGATGTGGTTCATGATGGTGGGGTTGCGCGGCTTGCGGCGGATGTAGACCATGTCGGCCTCAAGCAACATCATGCCGAGGTCGGTGGGCCAATGCTTGAGCGCGACCATTTGGTAGGGCTCGAAGCCTTCGTCGCTCATGCCCTCGTCCACTCCGGAGAAGAGTATTTGATTAACGTAAAGTGTGTGGAAGGACACTTCGATGTGGATGACATCGACGGACTTAAGGGTGCGGCCGGCGAAGGCAAGCGCAAGTGACTCGCCCCCTTGGCAGTCGAGCTTGATCATGTTGGGCTCGATAGCGTACTTATCAAGGCGCACGGTTTCAACTGGATGTTTGCGGACGACGGTGCCCCACTCGCTAAACTGGTGGAAGCGGGCAAGCGAACGCGGGTCCGGTTCGAGTAGAGAGGTCATCCCCGGCGCCTTGCATACGTACAGCGTGTGCTTCTCACCATCGGCGATGATGTCCTGGTGGATGAACATGCGGTGGGTGTTGTGGCGCATGTCCTGCGGGTCGAAGCAATGGATGATGGCTTCGTTCATGAGCGGTGCATAGGGCACCGGCCCGTCAATATCTAATGACCCTATGTCAATGACGCATATGTCAGGCATCTCGTTTAGTCTCCGTTGACTTAGTTCTACCATTCATTAACTTCCATGAGGCTTCGTTGGTGTAGCAGGAGCCGAGGAAGCCGAGGCCCTTGAGGGACTCAGGCTGAAGGGCGTGGTGCATAAGCATTGTGTCGTCAGTCCAATTACGCACAGTGATGCCGTAGTACTTCCATAAGAAGTTCACGTCGTAGAGGCCATTCTGTGCCAGCTTGCGAGCTGGTAAGTTTAGCACTCGGCGGACCCACTTCCAAGCTGCGCGCTCATCGGCGCGCTCGGCCCAGTAGGAGTTGCCGGGCGCCCGATAGTCCACAAATGGAACTACTATTGAAACAAATCTGGAGGGAGCGAAGCCGATGCAAGTGATCTGGTCGCCGCTGGTTTCAATGTCGAATGCAATGATGCGTGCGGTGCGGAGGTGTTCGTGCTCGAACTGATCAAGGTCCTCAAGCGTGGGGTCCACATACACTATGCGCTCGGGTCGGCGGACCTCCGGGTACGCGCTCTCGCGCCGAGCCTTAGCCAAGTCAAGTACGGTAACAGGGCGCAACTCCCATTGTCTGAGGATGGCCGCGGGATGGTAGGCCGGCACGCACTTGAAGTTCGGCGGGCTTACAGTATGACCGACGGCCCCTCGAATTTTACCGATACCGCTGGTGCCAAGGATTGCCCAGCAGGCCACGTTTCCAAGCGCGACGATAACATTCGGAGAAACATCCAAGATTTCACCTTGGAGTCGTTCAAGTTCTCCTCGATACTCCGCACGAATGTATTTCCCAGGTCGGACGGCGGGAAGTCCAAGGTGATCACCAGTCTTCGTCGTGCATATGGAATCGACATCGTTGTTCTCGGGTCGGAAGTTGAATACGTTGGTGAGGTAGCAGGCGTGCCGCTCGATGCCGGCCTCGGTGAGCATACGGTTGAGTTCATGACCTGCTGCCCCCACAAATGGGAGACGTTCTCGTTCTTCATCTTTTCCATACGCTTCCCCCACCAACATAATTTTATGGCGCATTGAGGGGGAATCCTTCTCCACGCAGGCGCAGGCTGGCTTCATTAAAAGCTAAAGCTGCCTCTTCTGCGGTAGGAAAGAAGCCAAGGTAATGTTTCTTATAAGCGACAGTTATTTGTGCGATGTAGCCCTTGCCGTGTTCATATACCCCACGATACTTCGCTCTTATTCCATTCCGGCGAACCATCATTGCAGAGTTAACTCCCTGCGAAACTATTCGCAGGTTCTCCCTTGTGTTGTTGAGGCCGTTCTTATCAATGTGATCGACGACGAGTGGCTTTAGTGGCTGCATAATGAATGTATGAAGTCGCGGGCGACCTGCAATCTGATCGGTCTTAGCGTATGTCGTCCAAGGGCCAGCGTCAGCGTACCACATATAACGACACGCCTCCTCAAAGTCCTCATCGTCAAGCAAAGCAACCAATCCCTTAGTTAGTTTAAGTTCTCTCATCTCGTTTCTCCTCGCCGACCAGCATAATGCGGTGCGAGCCCATTCACTTCAGGCTCCGCGTCATTTCCTCTTCAAAGCCTTGCGTCGCCATGCGAATGCGTTCGCTCATTGGCTCCAAAGTCTTAGGGTTAACTCGTTGCATCTTACCATCACTGTTGGTCATGTAAGCCACGCCGCCCGGTGTTGGTGGCGGGTCGAAAGCATTGACTACAAGCTGAGCATAGCCAGCAATATCCGCAAAATGATCACGGTGAGTGGCGTCGCCGGCTACGATGCGGCCGAGCTTATGCAGAATCATGTCGATGGACTCGGAGATGATAAAGTTCCATTCTTCATTCACCGTAATGCGGGCGCGGCCGTCGATCATAGGATTGAGGTCGCCCTTGCACAGGCGAAGTTCCTCCTCAATCACAGCCTTCAATCTCTGAGTAATGCGGGCGTGGTCGGCGAAGGCACCGTGAGTGGCGCCGCGTTCGGCCAGGAGAGAATCGATTGGTTGTGCCTTGTCGCCATAGATAGTTTCATTGAGTGAGGGCATTTGCAAAATTCCCACAGCGTGAAAAGTGTTGGGAACAAACCGTGAACGTGAGGAGGGACAAGCCCTCCTCACAATTCATGCTTTAGGGCGCGGCGTAGGACTCAACGTCGGTGTAGAGTTCCATCGTGCCGTCCTTGCCGTTGCCGGGGCGGTGCTTAGTCTTCACCAAAACCGACTTGCCAGGAATTTCCGCGGCCATATCCGCCAGGGTGCGGGTGCCTTTGGCGTCGTCGATGCCGCAATAGAGCGTCATAAAGTCCTTGAAGCGATACAGCGCGTCGGGAGACAGAAAGAACGTGCAGCGGATGGTCTTACCCGCAACTCCGTTTTCAAACTCCGCCAGTTG